AATTCAGCATTAGCAAATCCTGGATCTGCAACTAAATCATAAGTAAACAATTGTTTGATTTTAACTTGACCATTAGATTCAACTGTACCAGCTGCTCTTGAAGAAATATGAAGTGGAACTCCAGCATCAACTAAGGCTTTAGCTTGTTTACCAGCATCAGTATCTAATAGTCTGATTTTACCCATTATTTGTTTAGTATCTTTATTATAAGATAGTTCTTCAATAATATGTGATACATTTTTCAATGAAATATCGAATGTTTGTGGGTGATCAAGTTCTCCAAGTAATTTAGAAGATTTGATCTTTGCCTGAAGAGACTCGATTTGAGGTAAGTATTCGCTTTCAGTATAAATACGATTATTCCTGTTAAGTTTATCGATTTCACCGAAGCAACCTTCTAGTACGTAAGCACCAGATTCCTCTTGTTTAAAAGATAGGGTACTACCTGATCTTTCTAAAATGAGTAATTTATTGTTATTGGTCATATGTTTAGACACTATGTTTGTTTATATATCTGATTGATTTTTTGATTTTTTTAAAAAATCGCATTAAAGGCCAGCTAGGTCAGCAGTAGGGTCTTCCGCACCATCATCTTTTTTCTTTCCGTCCTCTTCCTTTTCTACCTCTTCCTTGTTTTCCTCTTCTTTAGATTTATTATAAAAATCTTTCAATTTAGACATTTCAGCAATCTGGAATCCATCTTGACCGTATGCTCCAAAGAAATAATCTTCAAATTCTTTTTCAGTAGCAGATGCAGCAATAGCTCCTAAGATTTCTGCAGCCTTGATTGTTTCACCACTTTGTAGTATCACATCATCAATATAGACTTTAGAATCTTCAGCTTTTAAGGCTTCTGCCTCTAATACAAACTGTTCAAATGTTTTTAAGTTTTTCATATCTTTTATATATTTTAATTACATTCCACCCATGGCCATTGGATCAACTGGTGGTTCTTCAGCCTTTTTAGCTTCAGCTCTTGCCTTATAAGCAAGATTTGCTTCTTTGTCATCTGGAGACATTTTTAAATATCTGTCTACCAAGAATTCTAAGTCGAAATAGTGATCCTCTTCCATTGTCATTGGATTAGTTATCATTAAGTTCTGATTCATATTAGAAATAAAGTCTAGACGTTTCTCCATGATTTCCATTTCTTTTAATTCAGCAAATGCATTCTCTTCATTATATCTTAATGCGATTTGAGTTTTAAATCCTGGATCGTCTGCGAATTCAGGGAATTTAAGACACATTTGAAGGTATAGAGGTTTTACTAAAATTTCTTGGAATGAACTTCTGATACGATTTACAAATTTAGAGAATTTAATCTCATCACGAATCATACCATCTGCTGCCAAGTTAAAGTCTCCACCACCATCTTCATACATAAATCTATTGAATGGAATTTTTGAAACTTGTTTTAATTTATCAGAGAAGTATTTAAGTGCTTCTGTATCTGATAATTCTGGACCTTCTCCACCAAGTGTTTCAATTTCTGGTTGTTCTCCATCTTTAGATGGTAACCAGTATTCTTTATTAAATTGTAGCATTGGCTTACCATTAGTTTTCAGCATACCTGAATCCCAATCGAAATCTACAACTTCTTTATAGTTATTCATTAATTGAGCCAAAGATTGTTTAGCTCTGGTCTTAGATTTACCACCAACTGGTATAATAAACTTCATTCTGTATGAAGCGTTAGTTACAGCCCAAATAACCCTGGTATGTTCCATAACTCTCATTAAGTTGAATGCTCTAATTAAACGCTCAACATAAGAAACTCTGGATGCTGTAGTAATTGATGAGTAGGAAATATAAATGATTTGCGCATCGTATAATTTGCGCTCTTTGATTGGATCGTCTTTAAACTGAACCCATACTTTTTTACCGTCCTCTTTATTATAACCAGGAACTAGTGTTACTGGATCGATTTCTTTAAAACCGATGATCTCTGTTTGTTCAGGGTTATAGATAATCTCAAATGCAAGATAACCATCAATCAACCATTTGCGGAAATAGAACCACGCCGATTGATCTGACGCAAAGCCAAAATATTGATAAACATTGCGGTATGCTTTATTTAAATAATTTTGAACTTCTTCTGAAACTTCCATACCAATAACAGAAGGATTTGCGATAAAGTTTTTCTCGTCGTATACGATTGCTTCATCACATAGAATATCTAAAATGTCTTCAATTTCGTCATGCATTGAAAACTGACGTAACTCTTCTCTCTTTGACTTATAATTCATGTCAAAGAACGGAATGTTCTTTCTCATGTTGGTATCGGCCATTGACAATGCAGCAAATGCTCCATAAATGTCATCGTTGTCCATACCCATCATGTTCATTTGGCCGTAACCAAACTGATCTTCCATCGGACCAATTGCCTGGGATTGGCGTAGTACTAAGTCATCATAGTACATACCAAAAGAAGATAACCTCTTTAATCCGTCGCTTAGGTTAAAGGGTCTCTTATTACTAAAGGGTCCATTTTTATTTACAAATCCAGCCATATAGGTTTAATTTTATTGTTTTATATATTAAGATTATTATTGTCATTCTTACCCATATCATCCTTGTTAAGTCCTGATGCCTTGGTTTTACTCCTGTTTTCCACATTGTATTGTATAAATTCTTTTCGAATCTGTCCTATTGATGCTCCGTGGATCTTTGCAAATTCACAAATTGCAATCTTAGGCCAACTCTCATAACTAACAACTGCTTGGTTCTTTTTTAAATTTGGCAAATATCTTCTAATTGCAAAGCCTAAACCAAATCTGTCTAGATACGCTTTAACTGCCGCATATTTTAAGTCTACTAATGGTCTTTGTTTAACCGCATCAGATGCTTTATTTCCTTTGATATTAACTTGAATCTTTGAATTTAGTTTAGTATATAACTGATCTAATATTTCCTGTCTAAATCTTGCTGGTAGGAGGTTAAGATTAATACCATAATCGGTATGGTCTCTTTCTGGGTTGTCTAATGCTAGAACAACCGGTGATTTGTCCCACCAAGGTAGGCTTTCTTTAGTTACTGGATTCTCATATTTAAAAACATAAATCTTTCCTGGTTCAAATCTCTTTCTAGTATATTTTACATCTAATTTATCTCTAGCATCTAGAGAATCTTTGAACCAATTAGTAGACACTCGTTTAGCTCCAGCATATCCGCCGTTCTCTTTAAATAATTGTCTAATTTGTTCTTTAATGTAACCCATTAATAGTTTTTTCAGTTAAGATTTGAAAATTCCAATTTCTACCTTCGCAAAAAGATTTTGCAGCAATATATTTATCGAGATTTTTCGTGTACTGCTCGACCATATATTTGTAGCTATTTAAAGACTTAGTCGAATTTTTCTTGGGAGGTAGTGGTTTTTTAAGATGCTCTTCAGGTTTGATTTCAATCAATAATTCCTTAAATGTATCATCTGCTTGTGTAACTTTTACGTAGAAGTCTGGACTGTACTTATGTTCTTTACCATCTAAACGCCACATGTATTTAATTTCTAATGGTTCACTTGACCATAGGGCAACCTTTTCATTTCTATCGCACCAAATCATAAATTTCCGCTCCCAACTAGAACGGAAAATAATTGGTGCTGCTCCAATATACTTATCTGGATTTTCTGGAGTATAATATCCCTGTATGAATCCTGATTTTTTACTAGGTTTTACTTTCTTTATAGACATTAGATACTATAGATACCACCACCGTCTTCGGAATCTCCATTGCTGGTTCTGTCCAACGATATTGTACCTTTATATTTTACTGGATGTAATTTATTCCATCCCTTAGCATAGCCTCTTTTTGCAATCTCAGTAAAGTATGCAAATGCGTTAGTATATTTTGGATTAAAGTTTCTCCAGTACTTCAATAAATCTAGAATGGCGAATTGCAGACAATCTGCTCGATCATCGTCATTAACAAATCGCAATCTATTAATTGCCTTCTCTGCTAATAGAATTAGCATTTTCTCAGCATCCTTGGTCAGTTTATCCTGATCCTTAGATTCTACTATTGCTGTATAAAAATCTTTGTTATTGAGATAATTTTTATTTGCTCTTGGTTTTCTTTCAGCCACGTTGTTGTTTTATTTTAGTATTATACACTGCCTATTAGATTTGTTTCTAAAACTAAAAAAGGGGACGCTTTGCGACCCCTTTAGTATTTAATTTGTATAAAATCTTAAGCTTTTAATTCAGCAATTTTAGCTTCCCAACCTTTAATCTCTTCGTTGATTAACTTGTCAGCAGCTTTAATTTCTGCATTTCTTTTATCAGCATTTGCTAATAATTCTCTTTGTTCTTTTAAGAATACGATTGTAGACTCATAAGACATAATAGTTTTTGCTTTCTCTGCGATTTCAACTGATTCAGTTTCTAAGAATTCTACTAAGAATGCTGATGCATCTTGGCCAGTTTGCTCTTTAACATACTCTAATGCAGAAGTTGCACTTTCAGCTTTAAAGAATTTAGCAATTCTGTTTTCAGAATTAAATCTTGAAACGTAAATGTTGTTTTCAACTTTCATTAAGTCAACAGTGTTACTGTTTCCTTCAAAACATGCTACGAAATCAAGGTATGTATAAGATTCTAACATACTTGGTAATTTTTCGAATAATTCTGCAGTTACCATGTGTTCGTATTTAACGATACCTGCTGCAAAAATATGTTTAGCAAAAGATTCAGCTAGAACTTCAGAAGTACCCCATGCGAATTTCTTTTCGGCAATATTGTATGAAAATCTTGTAGAACCGTAGTACCATTTTACATTTTCGTTTGTGAAGCTAAAAGTTTGAATAGCTCTGATTTTTTCAGCATAAGCTGGGTCGATTTGATTCAGTTCTAATTCGTTAATTTCAGAACCAATCATCTCAAATACACGTCCGTTTAAATAGAATTGTACGCTATTTTCAGTGTGATTAATTGGAGACAGAATGTTATTAGTCATTTTTACTCTGGTTTATTTGTTTTATTATATATCTAGTTTAATTACTTGG